TGGCGCATAATTGTCATTTGCAATTATAAGTTTTCTTCGCGATAACCGTGCTTAGATCCGGATAACTCCACTAACTCTATTAACTACCAGTCGATCCTATTTCGACCCCATCATAAGCACACTCAGTAAATGTGTTTATGGTGGAGTCGCCCGGTACTGCCCCGGGGTCCTGAATAGCGTTTAAATTGCTTCAACGTTACATAATATAGTTATACTATCTTTTAACCAAAATGTCAACCATTTTCTTCAGAATCTATTAGTGTGCATCTATTACGTAATAACTAATGCTCAAGAAAATACTCAATATTAACAATGGAGAGTTATGACAGATGATAGATCAGTTGATAAAACATTTGAAAATGAACAAAGTACAGTAACTATACCTCTTAAAGAATATGACAAGTTAAGAGAAAAACAAAAATATATTACAGATAAAGATATGATATCTGTAGTAGATAAAATTGAAGAACTAGTTAGAGCCTTACGAAAACATATTGTAAGAACGGAGATAGAATAATGGCCAAAATGAGAACATATACTTTCTACGACGGAGACAATGTAGAAACTAAAGAAGAAATGAGTTATAGGAAAGCAGTACGCTCTTTCCAAGGTAGCACAAAAAGTAAATCAGTTAGAGTAGAATGGACAGCCAAAAAAGGCGGAACATACGAAATGATACAATCATTACCATTAGGTAGAAAAATAAGACAGGCGGCAATACTAGAAAAGAAAAGAGCGGCCTTAAAAGCAAAGTTAGGAAAGTAATATGAAAATACATAAATCTTTTGAAGGACATGTTTCACAACCTAAGAAAACAAGTCAAGCAGGTACCAAAGCACGTTGCAAGTTTTCATCAATGAACAAATCTAAAAAACGTAGTCACAAGTTTTATAGAGGACAAGGAAAATAATGGCTGGAATAAAAGCACGTGGAGTTATTACTAACCACTTAAAAAGATATCACAAAGAAAGAGAAATTATACCTTGCAAATATATTGCTGATGGCAAAGGTAAAGGTATAATGGTTGCTCAATATAAAGATACTAGAGATTTAGTAGTTGATGATAAAGATATTCCTATTGCTTGGGGTAGAGCCTAACCACCTGCAAAACAATTAGCACTACCAGCGGCAACTGCTGTGCATCCGCTGATGCCATCGCCTACTCTACCACAACCCAAACCGTTTACAAATACTGTACTTGAACCAACTGCTATTGGAGCCGCATGTGAAGGACAAGGAACACCAGGTAATAAGTGTGTTGTGTTTACATCACTTTGTCTACTAATACCAATACCATTAGCAAATACAGTACTACTTCCTACTGCTCTAGTCATTCCTGAACAGTGTGCAATATCTGCATCACCTATTCTAGTTATTGATGGCATTACGTTCAATCTCCATAAGTTGTTCTAACCTAGCAGGCCATTTTTCTATTTCAGCGTGTTGTTCTTCTGTATGTGGGGCTTCAGGTATGTGTGGTACAAACTTAATTACATGATCAAATTTGCTAGGAACATCTTCCCATTTATCCACAGTTACCTGTTTGCCTTCAACTATAAATGTAAACTCGTTCATACGAGTATTTATTTTATTTTACTTTGAGATTTGGTGGTGCAGTTACTATGCTTGATGTTTGTTGTTGATATAGTTCTGCAAACTGCTTAATAGTTTTAGTAATAACCATTATGCTTTCTTTTTTAAACAAGTATCCTTTGTCAGGCTCACCTGTAAATAAGAACTGTTGTAACCCTAACCCTTGCCCATTCATTACAAGAGTAAGAGGAGTTTTAATCTTAAAACCCTTTTCATTTTCTTCTGTAAGTTTACCTACAATTTCTTCGCCGGAGTTAAGTTTAAAAGTAACTGTATCTCCAACTTTATATGGTGCTTCTATTAACATTATATTGTGTGTCCTGTTCCGTTATAACCTGTTTCATCAATGTAGTTTACAAGTTGATCATAACCCCCAATAGTTTTTCCATTGATTTTGATTTGTGGTACAGTTCTTGCAGTTGGGAACCACTCCATTAATTCTTCTCTAGTGTAGTCAGTTCCTAAAGATTTATATGTATGTTCAAGTTGTCTTGTCTTGCACAGATTTACTGCTTTAACACAATACGGGCAACTTGGCTTTCCGAATATTTCGATCATAGTTTGAAGTCCTTAAATGTATCTTTGTTAATGTCTTGTTTAACACCGCCAACGATATAACTTTCAACTTCTGTTTCTTGTGGGGCAACTTGTAGTCCTGCACTTGACAACCAATGTTGTGTCCACGGTAGCGGATTAGTGTTTAATGGACGATCATATAACATATCAAGTCCTAGTGCTTTCAATCTCTTGTTAGCAATAAACTCAACATAAGCATGAAGAAGATTAGCATTAAGTCCAATCATACTTCCGTCTTTGAATAAGTAGTTCGCCCAATTCTTTTCTTCCTCAACACATTCACGCCATAGGTCATAAACTTCATCTTTAAGTTCTACTGCGATTTTAGCCATGTCTGGATCATCGTCACCTTTAGCCCAATGTTTGAGAATGTGTGTACTTAGGTTAAGGTGTGTTGCTTCATCTCTTGCAATAAGACTAATAATCTTAGCACTACCTTCCATCATTTTTAATTCACCAAATGCAAACGTACATGCAAATGAAACATAAAAACGTAAACCTTCTAAAATGTTTACAGTCATCATTGCTTTGTATAATGCTTTCTTGACATCATAGAGATTACCTTGATCTTTATTAAAGTAATTGTTTGCAATGTCATTAAACTCGTCATAGTATTTTGTAACACTAATTGCACGTTCAATAATTTTTTCATCATCAAGGATAGTATCAAACACTTCACTAGGATTAGCATATACATTTTTTACAATGTGTGTATATGAACGTGAGTGAATTGTTTCAAAAAAGTCCCAAGCAATAATACAACCTTCTAGTTCTGGATTTGAACAGTAAGGTAAAAAACTTAGACATGGTCCACGTCCTTGTACACTATCAAGTAGTGTTTGGTATTTTAGATTACTTGTAAAGATATGCTTTTGTTCATCACGAAGTTGCTGATAGTCACCTCTATCTTTTTGTAGACTAACTTCCTCTGGTCTCCAAAAATAACCAAGCATTGTTTGATTAAGTTTATCGTACTCAGGATATTTGAATATGTCATATCTCTGTGTGTTTTGATCTGCTCCGAAGAACATATGCTCTTTTGTAAAATCAACCTTCTCTCGGTTAAAAACTGTCTTTGTCATCGCTTTAGTATTACCCTTCTTCCTCGTCATAAATCCTTAAATGGCACACGCATCACACATTTCATCATCTTGATCAACTGTCTGCGTATCACCGTTCTGGCCATTTGTATGACCGTTTGTACCATTAATTATAGCACCATTTGTTTTGTTGTCAACCGCTTGTTGTTCCAATTGGTCAGCATCATCTTCAGCACCTTTGAAGTCATAAGTGTTTTGATAGTAACTTGTTTTCCAACCCATCTTATATGTTGTCAACATGTCTTTCATCATAATACTCATAGGTACTTCGTTGTTCTCATACTGTAACGGATTATATGACCAGTTACCACTAATGGCTTGGTCGAAAAACTTTTGCATTACAGCGACGATATTTATGTAACCTTCGTTACCTTTCATGTCCCATAGTAGGGTATAAAAGTTCTTTAGTTGACTATACTGTGGTACAATCTGCTTAAGAGGCCCTTTTTTGCTCTTCTTAACGGACAAGTAGCCTCTAGGTGGTTCGATTCCGTTGGTAGCGTTCGACACAACGGAACTGCTCTCCGAAGGCATCTGTGCGGACAATGTGCTGTGCCGTAACCCGTGTTGCTTGATGCTCTTGCGTAAAGTAGTCCAATCATGATTAAGTTTCTTTCCAACGATGTCGTTGACTTCTTCTTTGTACGTGTCAATAGGCATAATGCCTTCTGAATATTTAGTACGATCGAAGTACTCACAAGCACCACGTTCTTCTGCTAACTTATTACTTGCTTTTAATAGATAATACTGGAAACTTTCAGTTAGGTCGTGTACAAGTTTCCATGCTTCTTTATCGGCATAGTTGACTTTGTGTTTTGCTAGGTAATGTGCTAGGCCGATATAACCAATACCTAATGAGCGTCGAGCCTTTGTGCTGATCTCAGCGGCTTTTACAGGATATCCTTGATATTCAATAATTTCCTCTAATGCTCGAACGGACAACTCACACAGTTCTTCAAGTTCTGAATTTTCTTTGTTTAATGTTAATGCACCTATATTAATCGCACTTAAAATACATAGTGCAATTTCGCCTTCAGCATCATCAATATGCTGAATAGGTTTAGTAGGCAATGTAATCTCTTGACATAAGTTACTCATGTAAATAGGATCTTTAAATGAACTGTGTGTATTACAGTGATCAACATTCATAATGTAGATACGTCCTGTTTCTGCACGTTCTTTTAACACTGCTGAAAATAATTCATGTGCATCTATTTTCTTTTTACGAATAGATGTTTTACGTTCATACATTTCATATAGTTCTTTAAACTTTTCATTGTCGCCTGAATAAAATGCTTCATATAATCCTGGCACTTCGTGTGGCGAGAAAAGAGTTATGTCTCCACCGGACAATAACCTTTCATACATTAATTTGTTAAGTTGAATAGAATAATCTAACTTACGTACTCTATTATCATCTGTACCTTTATTATTTTTTAGTACAAGAATATCTTCAATTTCATAATGCCAAAGTGGGAAGTGTGTAGTTGCACTACCACCACGTACACCATTCTGTGTACAACTTCTTACTGTTGCTTCATAAACTTTTAAGAAAGGAACTACACCTGTGTGTGCTACTTCTCCGCCTCGGATCTTCGAATTGATTGCTCGTACTCGTCCCGCATTGATTCCAATTCCTGCCCTTTGAGCAATGTAGTAACCGATTGCACTATTACTGCTAAAGATACTAGGAAGAGTATCATCCACATCAACAAGAACACAACTGGCAAACTGACGAATAGGAGTACGCACTCCAGCCATGACAGGGGTTGGTATGTTGACTTTAAAAAGTGAGGTCGCGTCATAATATTTTTTCACGTAGTTTAAACGTGTCTCCTGTGGGTATTCAGCAAACAACGTTGCCGCGATCATCATGTACATAAATTGCGGAGTTTCATAAATTGCTCCACTGCTTCTATCTTGACAAAGGTATTTGTCTACTACTTGTCTTAGACCTGCGTATGTAAATTCTTCATTACGATCGTGTTTAATAAATGTATTTAATTTTTTAAGTTCTGTTTCAGTATATTTGTCACGTATGTTAGAGTCGTAAACGCCTCGCTCAATGTTAGCATCTATAACTTGAGAAAGAGTCATGTGTTCATAAGTTCCGTAAACTTGTTTGTGAAGTCCGTATAATAACAATCTTGCCGCGGCATATTGATAGTTAGGTGATTCAAGTGATATTAAATCATTTGCACTTCGAATTAAAATGTTTTGGATTTCGTCAGTTGTCATTCCGTCGTAAAATTGTAAATCCGCATTCATTTCAATTTGTGATGCTGATACACCTGTAAGTCCTTCACAGGCTTCTTCTACAACAAAATGAATTTTATCTAAGTCTAACTTTACTTTACTTCCGTCTCTCTTGGTTATAAAAACTTCTTTAGATGCGTTCATTATGTCCTCTTTTCTATACGTTCTTTTATCATGTGTGCAGTCCAGTATTTAATACAAAAACTACAATTCAATTGTTTCTTGGCAAACCATACTGTCTGGCAATTCACTACTTATACAAACATTATTATTTTCATAGTCAATAATATTGTCTAAAACTTTAACTACATTATAGTATCTTTTTGTCGTATGGTCTATATATATTTTTATCAATACAGACGTTTTGGTAAACCTTGTAGTTAACTTCAGGGTATGTCCTATCATAAGGGGTATACCGACGGGACAATACCGGTTTTCTTTAATTAACTCCCAAGGCGTTGGCCACTGTTGAGAATTGTAAGGGTTAAGGTATTTGTCTGTAACCGGAGCAGTCTTCCAGAACTCTAAAGATGCTCTGTAAGGGTCAATACACTCTTCGAGTGTATCTCTAAAAGTTCGCCATTGTGTTATACGTTCGTCAGTATTTGTATCTAAGAACATCTATGCAAAGTAACTGATAGAATAACTTAGGGTTCCTATACCATTACCGATTGGGTTTCTATACTTAACTAATAAAGTTTCACTACCTGATGTACTGTCCATGTCATCAAGTACTGCTGTCCATTCGATAGCACCGTCGCTCGTGCCTGTATGACTGTAGTTGTCTGTTATGTTTATACTACTGTCATTTCTAACTGTAAGTGTTAACTTACCTTGTCTAGTTGTATCACTAGATGTTCCGTCTTTTACAACAAGATAATCAATGTATGCAATCTTATCTTTGGTAAAAGGTAATTTAATAATTTGTGTAGGTGCATCTACTTCTGATAGTGTTTCAGTTTTCAAACGTGATTTAGTATAATGTAATCCATCAACTGTTGGTTTAAATGGAACTGCACTTAATGAAGTTTGATTTACAAATGCATCTCTCTCAAAAAAGTCTCCAACACTTGCACATAGTTCACCGTCAAATTTAATTACACTTGTTTGTGGTGAGTTTTGTCCGTTGCCGTTGTTAGCAACATCAATAAACATATTTGAAGATGATGTGTGTCCATATGGAGTTGTGTTGTTTGGTGCATGTACCGCAATACCAAAGTCATCAATCTTATCAAATTTACAATTAGTAATTAAGTAATGTCTTGGACCTTGTGCTTGAGAACCTGATCCTGAACTTGTTCTACCTAAGTCAATACCAACATGACCAAATGTAAACAAACTATCTTTAATTGTAATTGTTTGTGTGTCGTATATACTGTAAACACCAATACTTAATTGTGTGAACTGACAGTTACTAATTGTAACGTTTTCAGATGTAAGTGCGCCTAAGCCTCTTACTTCAATACCAGACTGTGCCGCATCTAGTCCTTGTAGTGCATTCCATGTACCTGTAAATTTAACATTATCAATAATACTTTCTGTTGTATTATCTAAGTAAAGTAATGGAGCATCTGCTGTTACTGTTGCGTCAACTGTTAGTGTCATACCTTGTATCATAATATTTTGTGGACGGCTAATGTTTTGCATCGAAGCAAACTCTACATAACTTCCTGGAGTACTATTTCCGCCTACTGTTTGAAAAACAGGTTTTGCAGTTTGTGATAATTCATTTGTATCAACGTGCATTGTGATAATAGTTTTGTCAGGTCCGTCACCTATAATATTTGCATAAGGTGGAATATGAATTGTGTTTGTAATTTTATATGAGCCTGCTTCAAACTTTAATGCTCTTCTTGAATTTGCATTAAACTTGTCGCTACTGTTTAAAAAGATTTGATCAACTGCTCTTTGTAATGCTTCAGTATCATCTGAAACACCGTCACCAATTACACCAAAACTTTTAATACTTACGATATCATCTAAACGTGTTTGTATATTTCTTTTAATTGGATTATTAGAAAACTCGCCTGTTTGTACAGTTGCGTCTGTGTTTCCTTGGAATTCATATTGATCAAGTAATTGAAAAATGTTTGTTTTTTCTGTTAGGATTTCAGTATTTCCAACAGCCGGAGCACCTTCGGTTACACTGCCATTACCAATATATAATTTTTGTGTGTCTACTGCCCAGCCTAATTCTGCACTGGCAAGTTGTGGTAAACCAGTTATAGTTTCCTTACCACGTCTATGTTGAATTTTTGAAATCTGTACGACTGCCACTGTGTTCTCCTAATTTATATGTGTATTTACCAATTAGAAGTGATGATTGGCATAGTAATCTTCAACTCGCTTTAACCATTCGTTAGACCAGTGTTCAAACTCATCTGCTACTAGGTCAAACTGCTGGTATTCTAATGCTCTACTACACATAAACACATGTCCTTCACGTATATCAGTGCCGTATACTGCATTGTGTGCCATAGCATATGCCGCCATCTGCAAATAGTAATCCTCTACCCATTCTTTTTTCTTAGGCTTGTTAGTTTGTTTAAAGTCCATAATACAAGGAGTTCCTTTGTACTGTCCTACAACATCACAAGTACCTGAATACATCTGTGGATAGTATAATGCTTGTTCAATACCCCATACTTCATCTACATCTACTAGAGCAGATTCAATAATTACGTCAGCCATTTTGTTTGCTTGAACATGTACTAGGTTGTTGCCTGGCTTACGTTCTTCGCCAATAAGAAAACGTTCTAAATTGTTGTGCATTGCTGTACCAACACCTGCGGCCTCAGTTACAATTTGCTGTGCTTGTTTTTCGCCCACTCGCTTTTTCCATGCGATTAAATGCGTCATATCCTTCGTTTTACCTAGGATCGTTGTAACGCTTGGTGTTTTACTACCATCGGGTGCTTCGTAAAGTCTTTTGCCTTGTAAGTTTATTTGTTTAACTGTGTGATACTTGTAACGTTCCACATAAGTTGGTGGGGTATGTTTTTCCATTAATAAAAAATCCTGTAGTTGTAGTATTAATTATAACTTCTAAGGGGGACGAATGTCAAGTTATGAGCGTCGGTTTGTTGCTCGTTTTGCCATTTTTTCTATATTATTGGTTGGACTAGAGTCAACATCGTCAACTGTACCATCTGCGTCACGTTGCATTTGAGTGTTAAGTGTAACACCATCTTGATCAAAGTTTTTTATAACTGCTTTAACTTCATCTGATGTATCATACAAGTCTTTGAAGATTCCATAATCAAAACTACCATGACCGTTTGCTTTCATAAGCGAACCTATTGCTTGATAGGATAGTTCAGCAGTATTGTTTGTTTGGTTAGCACGTTGAATTTGATTGCGGAAAAGCAATACTATATCTTGTTCTAAATCACTACCTGAAAATTCAAATAGTCTCATGTTCGACTCCTTATTGAGCCAACTTGTTCATTATACGAGTTGATTCCGCTACTGATTTTTTCTTAGGTGTGTATGACTCTGGTGTATCATTTTCTTCATCGCTACCATTGTAGTTGTCAAAGAATTCTGCGTCACCATGTTTTTCAATAAATTCTTTTCTAGTCATGCTTTCAGCATCATCTTCTAATCCTTTTTTAACAGCACCTTCGCCAATTGACTCACGCTTTTCTCTGCCTGCAGTTTCTTCTCCACCACTTGCGGCGTCACTTGCACTAAACTCATCTGCTGGATCAATAGGATCAACTGCATCAACTGGTCCGTCTGCATCTACATCCATCGCAGGATCTAGTTCTTCTTCGCCTTCTGGATCAGCACCAATAGTATCTGCTGGTGTTTGTTCGCCTGTAACAATTTGTACACCGGCTGTAAGTGCTTCACGTGATGTAGTTAATACATCTTGTGTTGCTTCTAATGCAGGTTTAACTGTTGCAACAAATGCTTCTGATTGTTCTAGTCCTAGTTCATCTCTAATTGAGTCTGCTAGTTCTAACATTCCTTCTGCACCCATTTCAGCAACATCTTCTAAGAATGCTGTAAATCTATCTACCATGTCTTTAGCGGCCATTGTTAATTCTGCTTGTTCTTCAGCACCTTCTTTAACAATTTTACTTTCGCCTACTGCTTCAGCACTTGGCATTCCTTTTTTCATTGCCTTTAATCTTTGTACACCTTGCATACTTAAGAAAGGTTGCATCATTGATGTCATAGCATCTCTAAAGCCATCAATTTGTTGTTTGTTTAACGGCTTACCTTGCATGATCTTTTCAATTGCCATTCTAGCCAAGTTTGCTTTACTTGGATCGTCCATTACAACTCTTAATGCTGTAAGTACTTTAGAATCTTGTTTCGTATTGTTATCCATGTTAGGGTCAACGTCAGTACCTGCACCTGGATCATCATCAATATCATCATTTGGATTTGCTTCTGCAAAATCACGTTGTACGTCAGCATCGTCAGATTCAACATTCATAATGTCTTCGCCTAGATCGTACTCATCAACACTTTCAAGGGGATTGTCAAGATATTGATTAATTGCACTTTCTACAATTTTGCTGATCAGCAATGTTTTTTGATATTCATCACTTTTTAGTGATTCATTAAACTTATGCTTAATTTCGAATTCTTTTAATTTATTTTGAATCTTTGTACTATAAGATTCTAGTTGTGCTTGGCTGTATTTGGCCACATCAACTGTAATACCATGTTTGCTACGCAAGTCTTTCTGTAAAGACTCTACTGTAACTGTGTTCATAAAATCTGACGTTTTCATCGTGTGTATTCCCCTAACGTTATTATAGTGTTATTTAGTGTCAAACAGTAAAGTTTCGGCTTCATCTAGAAGCAATCCTACTGTGTGCTTATATTTTTCATATTTAGGCATATATTCATGCAGTCTAGCATTATACATATCTATTTTAAAATCTTCATTGTTTTGTTCAGCAATCTTTAATCCATGCTTTAAAAAGCGTATTTCATTATAATAGTGCAAATATTTATGATCTGCATCTAAATGCTCCTGTTCATCAAATCCTACATCCATGCCCAAATATATTGATATTGCTACTGCTATCTTGTGATTAGCAATGCCTTTATAGTATGATATCTTTGGATTGTGTAGATTTAGTATATTATACCAGCCGTGTCTATCTTTCTTTATATAACAATGTTTGAATTTGATTCCACCATTGTGCGAAACAGGCAATACAAATCCGTTTTGTTTCAAACGAATCTTTACTGACTGTGCAGTGGCCTGAAAGGCAGATACTAATTTTTTAACTTCTGGTTTCATGTCTTTAAAGTATAGCGTAAAACTTAATTTAATGCAAGATCTTTTTTATTATACTTAACCGTTTTAGGCATACCTTTTTGCTTTTTAGAAGGTTGCAGTTCAATTTCACTACCGGTTACATTCTTTACTTTCATTTTGGCATTTACTGTTTTGTTTGGACTTTTTGGATCTGCAATAGGCACTTGAAATTCTTGCCCTCTTTGTAGTTTGGTTTGTTGTGTACCTTGCGTACCCTGTGTACCAATAGTTCCTTGTCCACTGCCTTGTTGTGAAAGTTTCTGTGCTGTGTTTGTTTTTAAACTTTGTTGGTTGTTGCTTTGTTTTCTAGCAGTACCACGTTCTTGTGAAGCAAGGTCAGTTCCTAGGTTACCTACTGCTTTACCTATCTTACCAACAGTGCCGTTATTATTGTTTGTACCCGAGCCTGGTCCTGTTTTTGGTACTGGAGCCATGCTTCGTGCTGTTTTTTGAATTGTTTTTCCTGCACCACGTGCTAATGCTCCTGCTCCACGTGCTAATGCACCTGCACCACGAACCAATGCTCCGCCTGCAACTCTTGCGGCTGTTGCGCCTACTCCTGCAAGAGCACCAATAATAGGAAGGACTTCATCTAACTGTTCTTCAGTCAACTCGTGATCGAGTATAACTTCTTTGAACTTACTGTGTTTTGAATCAATCTCGTCAATACGCATTAACGTTTCCTTTTTTGTACTTTTGCTCTCTTAGGTGCTTTTGCTCTATTCTTACTTAATACTGCTCTACTTACTCCAGAACCTCGTTTGGTAAACATTGATTTCTTTGCCGCCAACTTAGGTGCTTTGGATCTAGTAACAGTCATTGTCTTTTTCTTTTGTGCGTCAATTGGTGCATGACATGTAGACATCTTTGCAACAATACGTCCTTTACGTGGACCACTTACACATCTAAACTTACGTGAAATTTGACCTTTGTGTGAGCCACCTGGCTTACCACCTCGACCAAAGATAAACTTACCACCTGCTTCTGTTAATTCAAAAAGTCTCATCTTCTATTCAACGTCTTCAATGCTCTAGATGCTGGGTTTGTACGTTTAGTACGTTTAGCCTTACGCATCATTCTTTGTCCAAGTTTCTTACGTGTAATACGCATCTTCATCTTGGCTTGTATATTTGGTGGAGCAAAGCATTGTTGTGCTTTAGAAACAATACGTCCATGACGCTTGCCTCCACTACAACGAAACTTACGAACGAGGGCTTTGCCTTTTCGTCCCCAAATTTGCTTCTCCGCGAGATTATTAAAAAGTTCTACTAACAACATGTTAGTATTTAGTTTAAGACATGTTAATGAGAATAACAACGACTGTAGATAACAGTCCTGCAATGATTGTACCTGAGGTACCGATAATAACTTTAATTAAAGAAGAATGTGACTTGCCTAAATCATCATGGATATGTTGAACTTTTTCTTCAACTTTACCCAAACGTTTTTCTAGGTTGTTATAACGTTGCTCACATAAGTCAACGTGTGCTTCTAAATTCTGTTTCTCTAAGTCTGTGGCACGTGCCATAGTTAATATCTCCGTAAACACCCTTTCTCTAAGGGTTATTAAGTAAACTCTTTGTCGTTAGCCTTAATGTGTTTTGGTATGCCTATTTTGTGCCTTCATAGTTATTTATACAACTTCAACGGTAATATTGGAATTACCTTTGTTGTTTACAATAAACATTTTTGGTTTAGGCACCGTTTCGGTTAAACTACCAGTTATAGGTACTAGTTCTAAATCTTGCTTTAATAGTCCTACGGGGTCGTTTTTATCATCGTAATAAGCATCAGCATGGTCAACTTCAAATTCGTATGTCCAAACTTTGTGTTCACCTTTGTAGTTTGTTCCAAACTCGTCATTTACGTTACGTGTTTCCAAATATGGATCGTCGTTGAGATTGATTAAATTACGCAAAGCAATAACTTGTTGTAAAGTTTGAAAATTGTGTTGTTGATTGAGTTTGAGTTCATCGCCTTGGCCTTTACGCCTTACGTCTGTGCGAGTGATATCAACCAATGTTTTAATACGTATTTTCATACACATATTTACCAGCCATAAAAAAAGGGTGCCGTAAAAACGACACCCTTAATATTAGTTATAGTTTCAATTATGAAACGATAGCCATGTCTGCAAGTAAACTTGAAGTTACACCTGTAGTACCTGTACCAAAGTTTGCACCAACTGTAATTACACCTGTGCCTTGGATAGCAACTTGTACATTGTCAGTAGTTCCACTTGTGAAAACACCGTCTTCAGTTAGTACTGAAACACCTGCAATAGTGTGTGCATCGTTAGTACCAGCAACATCACCTGCCGCAAGATATAACAAAGCCGCATCTAGTTCTGCTTGTGTCATGTTAGTTTTTGCAAGGTTGATGATTCTAGTTCTAGGACCAATTCCGTTGCCTGCGATCGCCGCCGCGTTGTTTGTTAATATAGCCATTTTATTTCTCCTTTAAAAGTTTTCTCTTATGGCGTCTGCCACTCTCCATGGCATCCGTACTTTTATTTATCAATATAGCCATAAAAAAAGGGCGACATAAAGCCGCCCTTTTGATACTTGTAAAAGTAATCTAACTTTATTAGATTGCTTCGATGTCTGTTACTACTGTAACTGTTACTGTGTCACCATCTGATAATGTTTGTACACCACCAGTTAGACCAGCCAACGTACCTGTGTCTAATACTTGACCAATTGTTCTTGCAATTGAATCGATATCAACACCGTGTGTGTCTGCTACCATGTATAGTTCAGAACCATTTGCTTTAGTTTGTAAAATGTGTGACATTCCACCTAATGCATCTGTTACTTTAGCCGCCGCCGCGTCAGAACCCATAGCGCCAAGACCGTTACCACCTGCTAGTACAACTTTGAAAATTTGTACAGAAGTAAGTTCTTGCATAGTTCCTCTAGCAACTGCTGTTGGATTTACTCTTGTAATTGAAGCCATTTTATATTCTCCTTGTTAATAAATTGCTCTTATGGCGTATGTCACTCTCCATGACATCCGTGCTAATATTTATCTTACTTTGGAAAATGAA